CATCGTCAAAAGGCGTATCATCATATTCTTCAACGTCAAACTCGTAATCAAAATTCGAACTGTATATTTCAGGTGTTTGTAATTGGTCTTCTGGAATTAATTTAATCTTATTTCCAACACCTTCTACATAAAAGTTTTTATTTTTGTATGTTGCTGGTGTAACTTCCCCTTCAAAATTAACTTTAAGACCGTTAGTAAATTTAACACCATTAGCACTTGTGTATTCTTTTTTGTCTAATATTTCTGTATTAATATTAACTGATAATTCTTCTTCTGCATTTTTAATTTCAAAAAATCCTTGCATAGACTGATGTCTACCGCAAACATAAAACAATTTGTCCGGGGCACTTGATGGTACTGTAAATGTAACCACACCCACTTCTGCACCGTTGTTTTGAACTCCTTCATTGTATTGATCTACTGCACCAAGTTCTTTTGAAACTTTTAGATAGAAAGGATGTCCTAATGCATTTACATCAAACACATAAGTTGCACCCCTATACAATGTAACAATAGGATTTTTACTAAAACCGTTTGGCGTAAACACCCATGCTTCGTTTCCGCTATTCGTTACTTGATAAGTGCTTGACGTACCTTCGGAATTTCCTGTTACTGTAACAGGACTAGGACCGTTTGGCAACCAATAGTATTGACGATAATTTACAAATTTATCAAAATCAATAAGAGGATTCCAAACATAATAATCGCTCGAAGTTAGTCTACTATGATTTGTTGTGTCACCATTAAAATAGTTAATTTGATTTAAAAGATCGTCATACGTTCCTACCCATTCTGTTTTATCACTAAAGTCATCACGTATTACAGCACTAGGTAAAAAGTTATATCTTCTTCTATTGTCTGTTGGCTCTTGAACATAAATGTCAGATGGTTTACTGTTTTTAGAATATCGTGAACCAACATATCCATTTAATCTTTCTAAATTACCTTTAGAAATTAAACTATCAAGTGTTGCACCTAAAAACTTTTTGTTTGCCTCGGTTCTAAAATATAAAGGCAACAAGTCCGCACTGTTGCGGTGTGTGTCTTTGTTGTCAACACTTACTGGTGTTTGATTGTCTTCGCTATATGCCATCTTTCAATTACCTTCTAGTAACCACTGCTTGATGTTGTAGTTCCAGAAGCAATTGAAACACCGCCGGTAACTTGATCAATTGAAGTAATAATGTTACCGTCTGCTTTTAAATTAGCGGCTGTTATACTATCAATGACCTCAACATTATCTACAGTTGCAGTACTAATAAAAATTTCGTCTGATCTGCTCGATACTTGAAATAGCGATCCAAATGTTTGACTGCTACTTCTTGGAACAATTACAAAGTTTGCAACATTAGGAATCATTTTAGTTTGTACATAAGTTGCTAACTCTGTAAAATAAAAACTATCACCAAAGTTCCAGTTATCAATAGTGAAGAATTCATTAATTGCATCAATAACACTTGATCTTATTTCATTGTCGCTTAATGTAATTCCTGAAGATTTAACAACTTTAAATGTTGCTTGTAGAGACGATTCAGCGTCTGTACCAAATAAAGATTTATATCTTACACTATGAAAAATAATTTCATCACTGATTGCCTTAACTTTATTAAGACTATCTTCGAACTGCATACTAAGTTGTTCCGTTGTTGGAGGAGTTGGTTTTATACCACCACCATTAATGTATGATCTAAACTCTCTATCATAATTGTCAGTTAATACATAAAGATCAATAAGGTTTGTTTTACTTGGATCTAAACGTCTATCATTTTCAGCATTATGAATGTATTGAAATTTAATTCCATCTCGTCCAGGCTTTGCATAGTAATCAGTTTTTAATACTAACGAACCAAGAGTTGCATCATATTGTTTTACAACATCTTCTGATTGATCATAAAAGTAAAATAATTGTCCGTCTGTAAAATTTGCAAGTGTTACTTTTTCTTCTTTATCAAAAACTACAAAGTTTGATGAGTCTATTTTACTTGTAACAGTGTTATTTCCAACTATTACAGATTGGAAAAATACAAATTTATCTTTGTATCCTCTAACATCAACGTTTTCGGGTTTCACAATATTAATAAACGAATCTGGATCATCAATCATTCCGTCGTCGTCTGAATCGTAAAAATTAACTGCAATTTTATTTGTTTCTTGATAACCGTCAACACTTGTTACAGCAGAAATAATCTCCCATTGAAAGTCTTTTGCAAGAATTGTATCTGACACAGGATCTTCGTTAACTTTAAGAACTTTAACTTGATCTTTAATAACTTTTCCTGTTTCACTATTAAATTTTTTGCTACCAATATCAACAAAAAACTGAATTAAATTTTCACTTTCAAATCTATAATCTAGTCCGCGATATGTAACTGTATATGTTTCTCCGTCATTGGAGAATAAAACAAACCAACTTTTATCTGATTTGGTACCTGTTGTATCACCCTGACGATCTAAACTAAAACCTTCTCTTGTGTTTAGATTAGCATTAGCAATAATTTTCCAAGTTAAACTAGATTGATCATATCTTAAACCAAATGTCTTATAGTTAAACACTAAATCAACAATTTCAGTTTCAATATCGGTTGGTAAATCTGTAATAATATTAGGAATAACTTCACTAGGTATTGCTAATGAAGGAATATTTTCACTTAAAATAACTGGACCTGTATCATCATCTAGATTTCCTTGACCACCATTAGACCCATCACCAACAACGTTAATAACTTTTGCCCATATATAACTTGAAGTATTTTTAGTAGCGGTAGTAGTTAGTGTTCCATTTGGTAAAAAGTATCTACCACTAGGTGGAACAAATTTAATCATAGAGTCTGCTTGTACAAATTTAAAGTTGTTACTTGTAAATGTGCCTACTGTAATAGGTGCGTCATTTACATTGTTACGGAAATATCCAGTTGAAGAACTAGATGACGAAGTTGCATGAACCCAATCAATGTTAATTCCGCTGGTGCTAACTCTTGGAAACTTATCATAATAAAACGCTTTTGTTGGCAAACTTGTAATGATCGGTTCAATTGAATTTCTAAGAACTCCTAATACATCATTACGTGTTTGAAATGTAAATGTAAAATCTGTTTCAAAATCGTTTTTATAAAGTATACCGTCATCAGCAATAAGATTAGTTGTTGAATATTTTCCTGTAGGATCTGCAATATCGTATTGTCTAGAAATCCCCGAACTTGCTCTATTAACTGCTTTTGCTTTAATAATAGATTGATTTGATGTTAATGGAAAAGTATTATAGTCCTCTCCAGTAATCATTCTATTCTGTGTGTAAAATGCCTGTGGTGCATTTTCTCTAATCGAATCAACATCTTCTGTAGGAGATGAATTAGTTACAGACGATTGCAATCCCATTTGTATAATCATTGTATGTGAAACACCATTTTTATTAACATATGGAACTTCAATAACAATATTTTGCATATTGGTAGGTAAGATTGTATAATTTAATCCGTTTGATGTTCTGTAATACAAACGGAAATCTCCTTTTGGTAATTCACCAAAATTTCCATCAGCAAAATTTAAACTTATTTGATCTTCATCTCTTGAAACAACACTATAAATTGTTCTTGTTTGTTGGTTAATAGAATTGTAAACAACGTTGCTACCATAAACAGAATCTAATTTTGTCCACAAATTTGTATAATTTCCAAATCTATCTAATTGCCATAACCAAAGATCTGAATTGTTAATATTAGGAACATCAACATTTACAATTTCATTTGGACTAGGATCTCGTAAACTAAAAGCAGAACTTTGTAATTGTCCTTGTTTAAAGTGAAAGAAGAATCCTGTATTAGGTGAACTATTTCCTCTTTTATCATTTCTATATAAAAATCCTACACTGTTTCCTAGTACCGGAGTTTCTTCTGTAATATTTGTGTTATCAATGCCAGCACTAATAATTTCAAAATTAATATTTCTGCCTTGAATTGATTTAGAAAAGTTGAATAACGGCACATCAGTATTTGTTGTGTTAAACTTATATTGCTCTGTTTGAATTCCTCCAACAACAGCCGACTGTGCTGGTTTTCCAATAACCATCTGGCCTGGCATTGCTGAATTTAGTACTGACTGAAATTGTTCGAGCCAATTGGTATTAGTTTCGTCATTCCATACAATAAATCTATTTGCAAGACTAACACCTAGACTATCTTGCACACCTTCTGTTGTTTGAACTCCTATAACTTTTAATAATCCTGATGCACCTTGATTACGTTTTGTATTGTAACCTACTAGTCGTGCAAGTCTTAGAATACTATCTTTTTGTTCTGCTAATTCAATAAAGTTTTCTCTAGCATTTAAATCAATTCTATAAGAAATACTTTGTCCTAGAAAAGCGATAAGATCTATAAGAGCAAGGTACTCTGAACTTTCAATGTAATCGTTAAAATCCTCTGGATAGTTGTTACGAAGGTAGTTAATCATTGTCCTACGAAGTGTAGGAAAATCATATGATGTAAAATCAGCATCAGTAAAAGATCGATAAATTTTACTCCAATCTTCGTTTGCTAATAGTGAATTTTGTCTGTTAGTACTTGCCATAGCAATATTTACCTTTATAGTTAACTACCCAGTTAATTCGAGATAAGTCCATTGTCTCTATCAAAATTTAACTGTAATGTTTCACTTATGTTATAAGTTTTATATGTTACAGAAGCAAGTACCTGTAATCCATAGTCTTTTTCAACTATATTAAGGCTGTCTACTGTAATTCTTGGTTCACTGTTTAAAATATCAGCAACATCACTTGCTACTGCTTCTTTAACAACGTTAGTAAATGGTTCAAACAAAATGTTCCATATAATAGTACCAAAATCTGGATTGTATATTTTCTCACCTTTTCTAATATGAAAGTGATTTATGATATCCTGTCTTATAAGATTGATATCATAGGTGCTAAAACTTCTATTATCAGGATTAACCGTGCTAACACCTCGATAGACCTGGGTTCTTCTTTCCTGGTTTCCTTTTGTGTTAGGATTTGGTTTAATTCTTAAATCATTATATCTTGCCATGCTTGTATTTAACCCCTATCTAATTCCCCGAATCTCTGTCAGTGCTTGATGTTGAACTTCTAGTTTTAGAAACGTTTTCATGGTTAACCCACGGTTCATGCACTGGTTTTCTTTTAACTATATCAAACGTTTCTGGTACTTTATACCAATTAAATTCATCCCACTGTGCTGTTGGATTTGTATCAGGATTTGACCAAACTGGCAAGTCTTGTGTAGGCTTTCCTGGTGTTGCTAATGCTTGACTTGATTCTAATGCAGTTGAAGCCGGTATTGCTCCAGGTAAGTTTAAGTGTACTGCGGCAGTACCGTCGATGAACACCGTTGCTGGAGTTTTTACATTAATGTTGTCATCTGTTGAAACATAAATCTGTCCATTGGTCAGCATATGTATTTGACCAGGTATTGCTCCTGAAGAATCTAATCTAATGTCGTATCTTGGTAATCCCTCGACTTCGGTAGTAAATGATTCTTCCCACGGAACAACTTCCCAAAAATCTGCGGCACCGTCGTCTCCTGGATTTATTATTTTTCTTTCAGGATACTTAATATTTCTATCAGTACATTGGTAAATGTGGAAGCCATCATATCCATCTGCTATAACTTGGAAGCCAGGATGGTATACTCTACCAACAACATGATCTGATGCAAAAGATTGAGGAGTATTTGCACTTAAATCAATATTTTCTGATGCTGTAACTCTTGCTGTGTTAACCGCCGAAAGATCGAAGTTTGCAGTTTTTACTCTCAATTTTTTTCTATTAACCCAGTCGGTGTTAAGAGTATTCACGTGCAAGTGATTAACGTCAACTTGTGTATCTGTTGCACGAATATCAATTGGTCCTCGTACTTCAATCGTAGCATCATTTCTTGCTAGTAATCTTAAGTTACTACCTTCCATATAAAATCTATTTGCGGCTTTATAATTAATATTTCTTTTTGCTTCAAAGTTGATATCTCTGTCTGCAACAAAGTTAAAATCTGCTTTCGAATGAACACTAACACTGTCAGATGCAAATATATCAATTTTTCCATCTGCTGTTAATTCTACCCAAGCAGTTCCTTTGGCATTTCCTATATAAATTAAATCATCAGTATCATGTAATAATATTTGATGTCCTGATCTAGAACGCAATCTTACTAGATTGTTGAGACCTTGCTCGTCACCATCATCCATGGTAAAACTATGTCCTCCTAAAGGTGTAACCTTAAACGGAGATTTACTTGCACCAACCATTTTTTTATCAAACGGATCGTTGCTTAATGAACCAGGTGTGTTAATACCAAAAATTCTGCTAGAAGTATCTCGAGAAAAACTTGAGGTTGTAGTTCCTCTAACTGTATCAACTAATAGTCCTTGTGCTTTTAAAATGTTTGCAAATGGATGAATAGGTCTTCTCTCGTCACCGTTTGCAACTTGTCCTATTGCTTGTTTTTTAAGATATTCACCAGCAGGTAAACCAGTTGGCGAACTATAAGAATTATAAGTTTGATTGTCTGCTGTAATATTTGTAGAATTAGCATAATCAGGTATTGCATGATTCATTCCATCTTCATGCAAGTAACCGCACCAATACCCACTCGATGTATTTCCGTCTACTAAAAGTACAATACCTTTTGTTCCTATTTGTGGTGCCGGAAAGACCATTCCATATGCTTGTTGTGAGTCACCAAATCTTTGAGGATCATCACCGGAGTTTCTATAATCCTTTAAACTATAAAAAGGAAATAACATTCTAACAGATGCTTGACCAATTGCTTGTGTTCTATCTGTTTGTTTTGATGAAGAAAATAAACTAACTCTAAACGAACCGCTTTTTGTAAAGTCAGTTGTTGATTCAACTACACCAACAAGAATTGAACTGTCGGTTAATTTTTGTTTATTGTCTAACCGATTCTGTCTCGCCGCTGTTACCTTGCCCGACTTTGCTGACCTATCATAAAATGGCATTATCTAATTCCTATACTTGTTCGTTTGATTTTGCTTTATCAACAGCACTTGCTACTGTTTTATCACCAAAACTATTTTGTCCTGATACACTAGTTATTTGTCCTGTGACATTGCTAGACGCACCTTTGACTGTGTTAACAATATCGCCTATTGTTCCTGTTATTGCACCTCCAACCTTACCAACAACAGTTGCGGCACCTCCCGCAACTTGACTTATTCCAGACCCAATCGATGATGCTGTATCTGAAATAAAGTTTGCTCCTGCTTTTAATGGTCCTACTTCTGATGCTACATCTTTTTGAGCGGTACTTAATCGATCTGCTTTTCCTTTTAATTCTGTTACTGGCTTAGATTTCATTTTTTCTGATTCAGCAGGATCGCCCACATCAAGTAACGGGTTTTTAACAGATTCTAAAACAACCGTTGCTTCTTCTACAGGTTGTTCATAATCTAACTTTTGATTTGGTCTTCTAAGCAGTTGTAGTGTTTGTTTAAATTCACCACCACCTAAATAATTTTCAACAGTTGCAACTTGGTAAAGTCCGCTGTATTTAGAATTTATAGGTTTAGCAACAAATGTTTTATCTCCTTCGAGTTCTGCTGATGTTGGATAATCTCCAGGAAATCTAAAATTAAAAATAATATCACATTCTCGAGAAAATATATTTGCTTCACCTTTATCTGTTTCTTTGCCCGTAACGTTTGCTCTAGAATCTATACCCGAACCAATTAGATAAACAGGATCTCCAATGATTTGTAGGGTTGCATTTAATAACCCTTTCTCAGTTGCATTATATAAACTATCATGTAATATTTGTGCTATCTGTGTTCCTGTATCTGTTGGCATTCCACTAGCACTATTACCCGATGACTGTGGTAATTCTTGTGTGGACGCACCAGCACCACCAGTAACCATATTCAATTCAGCAACTATTGATTTTAATGCATCTGTATTGTAAACTGGTTTTGGTTTTTCTTCTGACTGCGGTGCACTTTCACCTTTGGCTTGTTGGTCTTCTCCCTTTGTGCTGGCTTGAAAAAATAAATTGTTATATTCTAAATCAAAGTTTAATACATCTATATTTTTTCCTGTGAATATATAATTGTATTCTCTAACAGCATTTTTAAGTGCTTTTTCATAATTGTACGAACCTGAAATTCCGTACTGTGCGGCAATCTTACTGTAATGTAATTCATATGGAGTAACACAGTAATGAAACTCATACACAGGCTGATTATAATATGTGTCATACCCACGCTGTATAGCATACTTTTCAATCCTATACCAAGGTATGTAGTGACTTGATTTAATTTTGTTTAAAAGTTCTCCTGACTTTTGTAACTGTGTTGCATACGTACTATCTAAAATAGTCATATGAATACATTGATCTAAAGTTGTTCCTTTTTTCCAGTTCCAAGTTTTTGCGTTGTCTCCATAACGCTTGTATTTCTGTGTTGTTTGAGTTTCAACCGTCTTCTTGACATTATCGACCCTAGAGGTAAGACTCGAAATGTCTCTTTCTGCTTTTGCTAATCGTTCTCTTTCAGTGTTTAGTTTATTAATTAATTCTTGTAATTTTTCTCTTGCTTCATAGACCGTTGGCTGTTTTACATCACCCGGATCGCTGTTTGTATATTGACTACCTTTTGATCCTTTTAACACTGCTTCTGGGTCATTACCAATAGCATAATATGATCCACCTTCTTCTTGTTCGAATGTAACACTGTAACCAGTTTTTATACTTTCATCGTTTATTTCTTTTTCTAGTATTGCAATTTGTGTTTTTGCCAGGGTTGCTTCATTTTTTGCTTTTTCTAATTTAGGAGCAATATCTTCCTTAACAACTTTCTTTTGTTCTTCAACAAATGTTTCAATATCAGGAACTTCAAAGTGCCCTGAATATGTAAACTCATCTTCTCTCATTGAAGAATCGCTAAATTTATTTTTGTATGCTAACTCAAACTTCAACTGATTTTCTTTGCTATTAAATTGATTATATGTTTTTTCTTTAATGTTCACTAGATCCACTTGTGCTGTGGCCCATCGAGCATAACTTAACCCTGGTAGTTTAAAAGCAGATTCTGGCTGATATTCTTCCGGAAACCATATGCACCATCTATTTCCTAAAAACGGTCCGACCTTTAATCCTGCGTCTTTGGCCGCGGCGGCATCTGCTTCTCTTTTAATTTTAACTTTTGCATCAACATTTTCAGGTTTCTTAAAACCTAGTGTAGATTCACCTTTTGCATCATCCATTCTTTTTATTTCTTGCATATTATATTTGAAGAATAGATCATACAACACCAAGCCAACGGTTTGTTTAACTGTTCCAGGACCATTAACATTGTCTTTTAGTTGTGTTACTGTGGCTTTATTTGATTCTTGATGACTTCTTGAAACAAAGTTTACGTTATATCTGGCTCCTCCGGCATCAACCTTCATGCTACTTGATGTAATCATTATAGGAAAGTGTCTTGTTGATTTAGGAACATTTTCTATTGTCGTAATATCGCCACTGTTTAGTTGTGTTTTTCTTCCTATAAACTCAATGCTTAAAAGAAATGGTGCCGAAATGTAACTCTTGTGTCCGGCAAATTTTGCCGCGGCATATAGTTGTTCGTAAAATCCACCAACACCATGTGGTTCAGTAATTTCAAATGTACCGGTGGTCATATTACTACCAGTAGGTCCATTAACTCCCATAAATGTTTTAAATTGTAAATTATCTATAAAAAGATCAACGTCTTTATTTGCTCCATCTTTTAGTCTATTTTTGTCTATCCACCAAGTAATACTGCCGTCATCATTTCCTGTACCGATATCAAGGCTGGGGTCATCGGATCTTGCATATCCTCCAGAACGTGTTATGATATATGTATCTGAAAGTTCTTTGCCGGCTGTGCTGGCTTCATATGATCGTGGATCTTTTATTTGACTGGATGTTAAACTTTGAAGTGTGATAACATAGTTGTACAAATTATAATTGTGAAGAACATTATAACCCCCTGCCATTTCCATGTCAAAGTCTGCCATATGAACATCTCGATCAAGTGTGAGTGTCTCGCCTGTTTCTTCATCTGTAACTGATTTAGTCCCGAATGGATTTCGTTTATCAACACTAATTGATTTTGGCATTGATATTGCTTCGCCTGTATTTGTTTGAACATTGCTCATTGTTCCAACTGATTTAGTGGAATTTCTTAACGAACTTACTGCACCCGTAGAACCTTTGCCAACCGAATTGGCTTTGTCAATAAATCCTGCTTCTTTTGATCTTCCGGATGCACCTGCGATCTTTTGGGACATTATGCTCCTCCGACTACTTGTCTAATAGCATCTATTGTAGGGATTCTAATTTTTGTTCCTGCAACAAAATCAAATATCGGATCATCAATTGCAGATGGATTTCTATTTTTAAACACCCACCACAAATTAGGATCATCATATAAGTCACTTGCTAATAGATCCGGTCTATATGTATATTGAGGTAATATTGTGTATTCAACATCAGTATCTCTTTTAGGTATTTCGACATAATCTAATATGTTTAATGCACCGTTAACCTGTCGTGTTGTTGAATATAAACTTGTGTTTTTGTAAACAGCCATATTAGATAAATCCTTTTCCTTTTAGTCCACCTTTGGCAAATGCATTTATTGACCATGTTGCTTGATCTCGTCTTGAAAATGCCGGTAAACATTCAACGGTAAATTCTGAACGAGATGGAACCATAACATTGGCTCCGTCGATTTCTGTTGCAATGTAATCAACGTCATCGTTCATTGTATAAAAGAAACTTGAAATAACCACTGGCATATTATTAAACACATAGTCTCCATATCCGTGCAATCTACATACAGGAGGTGGAGCACCTGCAAAGTCGCTTGAACCAAAATGCATTTTTGTAACTGTTCTTAATGCGTGAATGGCACCCATAACTGTTTTTGCATCACCTTGGTTCTGTGCTGTAAAAGTACCAACTATCGATATAGCATCAATTTGTGAGTTCTGGTAGGCATAGAAAGCATAATTACTATGCGTAGGATGAATCGGAGTATAATTTGCTCTCGATTGTAAAACTATTTGTGGAGTATAAGGAAACACAACTGCATTATCACCAATTTCTTGTAAACGCTGTGCAGGGCCTTGCAAATATAAAACTGGAATTTTAATTTTGACTCTGAAATCATCAGTAAAAGCAGTATTAGGCATAACAGGACCTGCTTCTTCTTCTTTACCACCTTTTTTTAATAATCCAGCAAGTCTACCAAGAGCAGGACTTAGACCGGTTGCTTGTATGGCCGAACCAGCAACATTACCAAGAAATCCAGTTACGCCATTGCTAGATGTTCCTGCAATGGTTGTTCCAGCATCACCGTTACCGTTTATTTGTGCAGATTGTACCTTTTCGTTAAAAGTACGATTGGCTAAGTCTTTTTCTCTATCCATGCTATTTTGGTTCCTTTTGTTACAAATATTTATTGCTTTTATTAACTGCGTATATTATAATAGTACTTATTACAGGAGAAATTTATGAAAAGAGTAAAGTATCTTAACAATAGAGATCTGCTTAAAGAAATACATAAGTCAAAAAATTCATTCAGTTCCTATACTGATGATGCTTACTCTACTTATGACATTATTTTGGGTAGTTTGGACAAGGTGAATAGGCTTACTATTGCACAAGCAAAGCGTAATAGAGCAGATCGCATTGGCAAACAAGCATATGAACTAGCAAGAGAATCGGGTGATAAGAAAACAAAACTAGCAGAAGTAACACCTGATTGGAAAAAGGTCGAAAAGACTGATTTAATCTTTAGGATAATGACATTTGATCATGTTCCAGAAGAACCAGGACGTAAACGCAAAACAAAGTCAGTAGCAGACAAACACACCAAAGTTAATTTTCCTCCGTTTCAACATTGGAAATATGACGACACCGACAACTTGATGTGTGTTGGTAAAAGTCATTGGAAGGGCGGAATGCTTAATGGACATTTTTCCAAAGAGCATGGAAGAATTACAGAAAATTTAGGAATGATGTTTTTAAAACTTGCCGATCGTTATGGCACACGAAGCAACTGGCGTGGTTACACATACAATGATGAGATGAGATCACAAGCCGTATTGCAACTTTCACAAATTGGTTTACAGTTTGACGAATCTAAATCAGAAAATCCATTTGCTTACTATACGGCGGCGGTAACAAATTCATTTACAAGAGTATTAAACATTGAAAAGAAAAATCAAAGCATTCGAGATGACATTCTACAAGAAAACGGACTCAACCCATCCTTTACTAGACAGAACGAAGAATACTTCAGAGAGGACAAAGAAAAGTTGGCTGAGTTTTACAAATCAATGCGAAAGCCAAAAGCAGATTACTAAGGTTGACAAACTAGCAGGAAAGAATGTATAGTAATATACTATAAGGAGAGGCATGGAAAATTTGTTTAAAAAAGCGGCAGTTTTCACGGACATACATTTTGGTCTTAAATCAAATTCAAAAATTCACAACGACGATTGTGAAGCATTTGTGGATTGGTATATTAAAGAGGCAAAAAAAGAAGGTTGTGATGTAGGTATCTTTACAGGAGACTGGCATCATAATAGAAGTGCGTTAAATTTAACCACAATGGATGCTAGTTTGCGTTCTTTGGAAAAACTAGGTGCGGCATTTGATAAGTTTTTCTTCTTTCCAGGAAATCATGATTTATATTATAAAGATAAAAGAGAAATTCATTCAGTAGTATTTGGTAAACACGTTCCCGGTGTTACAGTTGTTAACGAACCAATGGTTATTGGCGATGTTGCACTTGTACCATGGCTGGTTGGTGAGGAGTGGAAAAAAGTATCAAAGTTGAAATGCAAATATATGTTTGGTCACTTTGAACTTCCTAACTTCAAAATGAATGCCATGGTTGATATGCCTGACACAGGCGAAATTAAAGCAGATGATTTTCAAAGTCAAGAAATGGTATTTTCAGGGCATTTCCATAAAAGACAAAACAACAAAAATGTTTGGTATATCGGAAATGCATTTCCGCACAATTACGCAGATGCTTGGGACGATGAACGTGGTATGATGACGTTAGAATGGGGAGGTCAACCTAAATTCATTGATTGGCCCGACTGTCCAAAATATCGAACCATGAAACTTTCTAAACTATTGCATGAAACAGATACTCTATTAAGTCCTAGTAACTTGTATATACGTGTTGTTTTAGACATCGACGTATCATATGAAGAAGCAACCTTTATGAAAGAAACGTTTTCTAAACAATATAATTTAAGAGAAATTAGTTTACTACCAGATACCGAAAATCAAGACAGTGATTTAAGCACAGATCGTGGTGACATAGAATTTGAAAGTGTGGATCAAATTGTAACTGAACAAATTACAAAAATTTCTAGTGAAAACTTTAAAAGCAGTCTACTGTTAGACTTATATAGGAACTTATAATGTTTAAAATTAAAACTATTACAGTAAAAAACTTTATGAGTGTGGGTAATTCGACCCAGGCTGTTGACTTTGATAAAGATCACTTGACTCTTGTGCTTGGCGAAAACATGGACCTAGGTGGCGACGATGCAGGGTCACGTAACGGTACGGGTAAAACAACAATTATTAATGCAATCAGTTACGCATTTTATGGTGAAGCACTTACTAAAATTAGAAAAGACAATCTTGTAAACAAAACCAACGGTAAGGATATGTTGGTTACTGTTGAATTTGATGTTAATGGTAAAAACTATCGTATAGAAAGAGGCAGAAAGAAAAATTTATTAAAGTTCTATATTGATAATTCAGAACAAGTAGCAGATGACATAGATGAATCACAAGGTGATTCACGTAAAACACAAGAAGAAATTGATAGATTACTTGGTATGAGTCATACCATGTTCAAGCATTTGGTGGCACTTAACACGTATACGGAGCCTTTCCTTTCCTTAAATCCAAATGCTCAACGAGAAATCATTGAGCAACTGTTAGGTATCACCATCTTATCTGAAAAAGCAGAAAAACTTAAAGAACAAATGAAACTTATTCGTGATGAAATTACGTCTGAGGATGCTAAAATTCGTTCAATTGAATCTGCAAACCAGAAAGTCCAAGAATCAATTGATAACTTGGATATTAAAAGTAAAGCATGGGATAGTTCAAGACTTGATGAAGTTACTAGACTATCTCGTGCTATTACTGAACTTGAACAAGTGGATATTGAAAAAGAAATTACAGCACATAAAGATCTAGAAAAATGGAATTCGTCAAATAACGAACTTACAAATTTAAAGAAAGAAAAAGCAAGTCTTGAATCTAGTTTGTTACGTGCTGATCGAGAAGTTAAAAAATATCAAAAAGAATTAGAAGAAATTAAAACTAAAAAATGTTTTACTTGTGGTCAAGAATTACATGACGAATCACACGCAACATTACTTGCTGAAAAACAAAATGATGTAAAAGAAAGTGAAACTTATTATAACGGCATTCAACTACAAATAGATGATGTTGTTAAAAAGATTGATGATATAGGTGATATTAATGGAAAACCTACCACATATTATGACTATGCCGAAGAAGCATACAATCACAAAAATAATTTAAAGAGTTTACAAGAACGTAAAGTTGAAAAAGATACAGAATTAAACCCATATGCTGAACAAATGAAAGAGTTACAAAACACTGCGTTGCAAACTGTAACTTGGGATCATATGAATTCGTTAACTGAAATCAAAGAACACCAAGAATTTTTATATAAACTGTTAACATCAAAAGATTCGTTTATTCGTAAGCGTATTATTGATCAAAACTTATACTTCTTAAACAAAAGATTAAAATATTATCTAGAAACACTAGGATTACCACATCAAGTTGTATTTCAGAACGATTTAACCGTCGAAATTACAGAACTAGGACGTGACTTAGACTTTGATAACCTCAGTCGAGGTGAACGAAATAGACTCATTTTATCTTTAAGTTGGACGTTCCGTGATGTTTGGGAAAGCCTATATCACAGCATTAACCTATTGTTTATTGATGAACTTATTGATAGCGGTATGGATGCCGCAGGTGTTGAAAGTTCTATTGCTGTGCTTAAAAAGATGGCACGTGAAAGACAGAAAAACATCTATTTGATTTCACACAAAGAAGAATTGAGTGCAAGGGTTAATAATATATTAAAAGTAATTAAAGAAAATGGATTTACATCCTATTCCAACGATACAGAAATAGTCAATGTCAAGTAAAAGCACACACGAGTTATTGGTTCAAGCAGTTATGGATTACTATAACGCACAAGAACGTTTTGAAGTTAAGGGTTTTGACGAAACCGGACGCAAGGCTCGTGTAATTTTAAGTGACATAAGACGTTTGGCAACCATTAGACGCAAAGAAATTCAAGAAAAACGCAAAAAAATTAAGGCTCAAAAAAGGGAAAACCAGAATTTAGAAGGCTGAAATTAGTACTCGGTAAGTATCATTATGCAGTGGACCTACCGTGGAAAATCAATTGACACAATACCCGAAGAAATCGAAGGTTTTGTGTATCTTATTACAAACACAACCACTGGACGCAAGTACATAGGCAAGAAATTAGCAAAGTTTAAAACTACCAAACCCCCACTCAAAGGCAAAAAAAACAAAAGACGTGGACACAAGGAAAGTGATTGGCAAGAATATTGGGGATCATCAGATGCTCTAATTGCCGATGTCCAAGCATTGGGTCCAGAAAACTTCACAAGAGAAATACTTTATTTTTGTAAATCAAGGGCAGAGATGTCCTACATAGAGGCAAGAGAGCAGTTTGACCGCCGTGTATTAGAAACGGATGAATATTACAACGGAATTATTAATTGTAGGGTTGGCGGATCAAACAAACTGCGACAGGCACTTATAGAGCAGGCAAAACAATCCAACACTTAAGGTTGGCGGGCCAGTTTGTAATACCGCTGAGTAAAAGGTACCCCTGAGAAGGACACTCGTACACGTTAATCGACCCCCACTGGGAGGTAAGCCATCAAAAGAATTGGGCCTACTGGTTAGCGTAGATTGTATGTTGGCAGTCAAAAAACACAGAACAGTTCATAAAAACTCCTTGCAAAGGAACGAAGCGGGAGGTAGCGGAGAATCCGCGAAGCGGTTCGCGAAGCGAAAAGCCGGTTTAGCAGATTTTTACGTGATGTCGATGTAGGTTGGGAAAGGTCAGAACCCATTGAACTTGTGTATAAACAAACACCTACTTCCAGTCTTGGCTGTGACGAACTCACATGATGTTCAAGATTAGATGGAACCCTTAACAGGTTCCGTCTGACTGAAACAATCTACATGATGCTAAATTGCTTCGCAATTATCTTTCATATATAATAAGAAATAAATGTGTTTGAGCGATTAGCGAAAACACAAGTGATCTTTAGATCACTTCTTAACATACAACAAATAATCAATGTTAACTATCTAGGTGATAAATAGAATTATAAGGAGTAATACATTGAAAATCGAAGATCTAACAGTGCAAGAAGGACCAGTCGGAGACTTTGTACAAGCCACAAAAGCCGCAGTAGGTGGTGCTAAAAAGGCTTTTACACAGACCCGTGCTAAACAACGCAGTGATCTGGGCAAACAGATCCCTAAGGGTACAAACGTTATGGGCATGGACAACAAGACCTACGTATGGCATGGTGCACAATGGATTGGACAGGATGGCAAGGTTGCTAGAAAAGATATTGCTCCACAACTAACGCAGGCCGCTATTAGACAGGCCGACAGTGGAATCATGAAGGGTATCGGAATGGTTGCAAAAGGACTGGGCAAGGGCGTTGGTAAAATTGCTAAGGGTGTGGGCAAGGGCGTAAAATCTGCCGCGGGTGCTACCGCACAGGCCTATCAGGGCACTGTGACCGGCATGAAGCGAGGCCAGGATGCCTACAAACAAAGCATGATAGGAAAAATTCAGGACAAGGTTGCTCCAACACCAAGCGGTGGTCTTCCGGGTGCCATTCACGGTCAATTAACGGGCGGTGACAAGGTACGAAAATGGGAGCAGGAAATCGACAAGCATAGACAAGCGGTACAAGCCAAAAAACTTGCTACTAAAAAAGTTTCCTAAAGAAAATTAACACCACTGTCTTTGGTCATCTTCATGTGACCCTCAATCATCTTTGACATCAGTTTTCTTTCTTCAACCGTGGTGTAGTATGCTTCATGCAACTGCAATCCACCTCGCATAAAGTAACAGAAATTAACTAGTTCTTCGATAATTGTGTTGATTTCTTGATCATAGCGTTTGACCAAGGCTTCTAGGTCAGAGATATCGAGTGTGCTTATTTGCCAGCGAAAAAATTTGATTGATCAAACAACACAGGAACCGTAACAGTTTCTGGTGCTCCCTTTTCAACCAAGTTTTGTGGAACTCTCACTGTTTGTGGTGGAATGTCAAACAGTTCTTTTGCTTTTGTTAGTGTGTCTTGAACCTTAACAAAAGTTTCCTTGTCGGTGTTATCAAAAAAATCTTTAATTGCGTTTGGATTCTGCTCGGTGCCTTCGGGCGTTTCAATGGCCAACACCTGTTTGAGCACAACGTCCAATGTTGTTTTGCTTAGAAGTTTAAAACCTTGAACAAATGCTTCTTTCTTTTGATCATCGTTAATATCGTTTCTACCCAACATTGTTGCAAGTCTGCTGGTTTCATATGTGCTTTGAAAGAAAGAACTTTGATCCTTGTAACTTAACGGTTTAATGTGGAATGTTAGATCACCATGGGTAACAGTTGTTGGAAATGTTTTACCATAGGTGCTGTCCAACAGCGGACGTAGGTCCAAGTCCGTGGCAATGATTTCGTTTTCATTGTTTGGTAGGGGAACCCTAACATCCAGCGTCATTTTTTCGCCGTAGGTTGCAATTCTAATGGCAATCAGGATGGCATCTAGATCAATGCTGGGAATTTCCCATGGATCTTCGATCAACGGACAACAACTTTTAATAACACTAGCGGTAGATTCACCATTCATTAATGAATCAGGTGTACGCATGGTAATTTCATCCTTGGCGGTCATTGAATAAATCGGTAGTTCGCCACTGCCTGAATTTTCCATGGGATTCTTTTTGTAGAATCTGCCTTCGCTAGGCAACTTAATATAGATTTTAGGTTGTCTTTGATACTTGCTTAGTATGTTATTCTCTGCCATTTTTTCCTCTACATAAATAATAATGTATAAAGATATTTATATACGCACAAAATGGGGTTAATTAGAATATGGCTGTAAGAGGCGAAATTGGTGGTCAGCAGGTTGAACTAAACAACGCGGCCGAAGAAGCAACGCTACAGAAACTATTGGATGTAATGTCCGATGGTAAAATTGGTCTGGCTGGCGAAATGAAAAAGGTCGCCTCTGAAGCCAAAAATGTGACTAGTTCGTCCAAAGGTGTTGCATCTGCGTTTGATAAACTGTCAAGCACACTTACAAAAGCCGTATCCGCACTTAATGGAATAACCAAAATTGGTGGTGCCGCTGTGGGTCTAGCAGGATCTTTGGTAGCAACACAGCCAAAAGTAACAGATTTAGCCAAGGGTATCAAGGATGTAACCGGAGACTTTTTAGGTCTGGGCACGGTGTTAGAAACATTAGTAACAATGTTAAACACCAACTACGATATGTTCCAAAAA